CAGTACCGGACGCTACATTAGATATAAATTGGGGTGTAGTAATATTAGCACTTGCAAATACTTGTGCAGTTCCTAAGTTACCGACGTTAGCGTTACCAACAACGTTAGCAGTACCGGGTATATTTGCACCAGTTGCAGTTACGGTCAATTGACTAGTAGCATTACCAGTGACAAAGTGAGAGATATTAGCATTAGCAGTAATGGTAATATTACTATTTCCATTTTGCATTAATCCACTGTTTATAGTAGTAATGTTACCTGTTGTAATTATTGCTGTTGCTGTAACTAAGTTAGCAACATTAGCAGTACCTGGTATATTTGCGCCAGTTGAAGTAACTACAAATTGTGCAGTAGCATTACCACCAATAAAGGTAGAAACATTACCAGCAGATGCAATGGTAATATTACTTGTGCTATTCTTCATCAATCCACTGTTGATAGTAGTGATATTACCTGTTGTAGCAATTAATGTAGTTGTACCCAAATTACCAGTATTAGCATTACTAGTTACATTTAATAATGTAGTAGTTAAATTACCTGTTGCAGCATTGAATGATAGATTAGCATTTGCCCCTTGTGCTAAATTTCCTGATGTTGCATTTACAAATAACGGATACCATGTACCAGTAGTTGTTAGTGCAGTATTAGCATATTCAGAAACATTTGACCTAGCTACAAATAAATTAGGAACTAGAGTTGTACTTGTTACTGTTAATGGTGCAGTACCATTAGCAACATTTGAAACTAATATTGGACTAGTAATTGCGGTAGTTGCATTAATATTTGCAGCAATAACATTGCCAGATGAAATTGTTAGTGTGGTTGTGTTTTTATCAAATGTAAACGCAGCAACACCATTTGAAATATTTTGATCATTAAACTGTACAGTAGTATTTGAACCACCTACTACTCCACTGCCACTGCCACCTAATGCAGCAGTGGCTATACCAGAATTCGCTACATAAGTTGCCAATCCTGCGCCATTGGCTGTTGCTGTTAATCCTAAATCAGTATATAATACTACATTGCCTGAAGTAGCGTAATCCCCATTTAATTTTAAATAAAATGTATGACCGTTGATGTTTGAATTTGCCCCAGAATTACTAATTGTTGCACCAGTAATAGTTACAATCTGTCCATTGGTATATGGGGTCAAATTAGAAACCGTCATAGTAACAATATTACCAGTAATGTTGTTTGTTAATCCTTTGATTGTAGTATACAATGTATTCTTGGGAGTCCAAGATAAATTACCAGCGCCATCTGTCTCTAGTATATAACCAATGGACCCGCCAGTCATTGATAGATTCGCTACGTTTCCTAATTGAAGTTTAGTGCCACCAAGTTGTGATTTTAATCCGGTGTAATTTTCCCATGTATCAGTACTAGCTACATAGGTTAGTATTTGTCCATTTTGAGCCGCAACTACATTAAAGTTACCCCCATCGCTGCCGTTAATTTGACTAAAACTTATATTTGAATATGAAGTTAATACTTCAATATTCTCATCTGCATAAGTGTTTCCGGTTCTTCCAATGAAAAGTCTATTTTCATCAGTTGCCCAGCCAAATTCACCGTTGTCTAATTGTGGCAAGTCAACTAGGTTACCTGCTCTTTGCTGTATCTTTGAGATTTGTACTATGGCCATAAGTGTAATTCTTCACGTTTACACTTATTTATCATAATATTGACTTAATCGCTATAGGAATTTCATGTAGTATTGTTCTACCCGCTTAAACCACATGTCACTATACTTGTCAAATTCAGTACCTTCAATGATGAATTCCTGATAAACAACGTCAGCGGTACACATAAAAATGACGCCTTTGCGTATCTTAGTTCCGTGTACTTCATTGTGAGCATTGGCATAGGCTGCTAATTGAACAAAATAATCATCAATCCATTCACGCTTTTTGAATTTGTTAGATTGTTTGTGATCCATAATAGCATCACTTCCATCATGCACCCCGCACAAATCAGTTGTACCAGCATAAATTTTAGGGAAGTATAAAGGAACTTCAGTTCCCCAATATTCATTACATTTCACTAAACCCTGTTCAATGATTTGCTTGGCCATTTTGTAACTTTGAATACTGTAGGGATTACTTCCTGGTTCAGTAACTATACCTGTTTTGATATAATCTTCAAGAAACTTGTGCATACGTGTCCCACGACCTGCTGCCTCAGTTGTAATCTCTTGTGCTTTTTGAACACCGACTCGTTTGCGCCAGTTCTGTAATGCTTGTTTACTTTCTTCTGACTTAGTTGCGTCTAGTATTGTTGTAACGCTTGGGAGTTTCTCACCGTCCGGTGTAGCATATCTACGTTTGCCTTCGATTTCTACCCTACTCATGGGTATATAGTTGTATTTGTTTGGATTGTACATTATATTCAATTATAGTTGATTATAATAGTAATGTCAACTAGATTCGGAAACTTTCTCCGCATCCGCATCTATCACGTTCGTTAGGATTACGAAATTCAAAACCCTCATTAAGTCCATTGCGGACATAATCTATTGTCATGCCTTGAAGATAGGCACAACTCTTTGGATCGACATATAATGAACACCCATCACAATCAATCTTTATATCTTCTGTCATTGGTTGATCAACATATTCAAGCACATAGGCTAAACCAGAACAGCCTGTCGTTTTGACTCCTATTCTGATGCCTAGTCCTTTTCCTCTTTTTGCAAGAGTTTGTTTTACTTTGTTTGTTGCTTTGTCAGTAACAGTTATCATTGTGTTGGCATAGCACTTTGTGCCATTTGTTGTACAACTTGTTGACTTTGTGATTGATCAGGATTTTCCGTATTATCATCATGTCCTTTAAAGATAATTTGATCACCTTGAATATTTTTAATTACAGTATTTAACGGAGGGTTCTTTATCATATCATACAAGTCGGTGACATCTAAAACAATGCCACCTTTATCTTGTAAATATGTTAAAAACTCGTCCGTTGTGTAACTACTAGGATCTATCATACCCTTATCTAAATCAGTTTTAAGTTGATTGACAAGAACGATAAGTTTAGCACTCGCCGGATCAGCAAGTTCAAACAAAAACATATTATCTCTTTGCTCTACCAACACCGCCAGACGGTGGCATTTCTGGTGCTTCATCTGGGGGAGGAATGTCACCCATATCTGCGCCGGCATCCATATCAGCACCTGCATCCATACCGGCGTCCATGCCAGCATCTACCCCTGCTTCTGCACCCATGTCAGCACCAGCATCAAATGCTGCATCTACTGCTTGACCGGTTAATCCGTTCAACGCATTTTTCAATGCAGTTGATGCTTCTTTCAATGAAGCAGATAATGTATCTAGTTGACCAGAAACTTGATCATTGTATGTTTGACTTTCGTTAACACCAATTTCGCTTTCAATGCTAGATACTAGTGCAGGTAATTCTTTAACTTGCATCTGACCTACATCTTCAAGCATCTTCTGTACTTGATCTACCATATCTTGTGCTGCTAGTACAACTTGTGACTTCTCAACTTCTTCATTCTCAAATACGATTCTTGGTTGAGGTTGCGAACGTAATTCGTTGTAGTGGTCACTAAGTGCTTGCTCCATAAACACCAACTTCATATAAGAATTTGATGATTGACTATTATGATAGTCAGGAGATTGCTTTGACTCACTCAATAACCCACGTACTTTTTGAAGCATGGTGCGGGTAGATGACATAGACATACCATCTACATTGAATGAAGTTTCATACTGTTCTTTCAATACTTTAGTAGAGAAAGAGCGGCGATTGTGATTTAATTCTGTTAATTTCATAGTTATATTCCAAAGAAGTATATAATATATTTATCTTTTCTTTTGTTATTATGCGGATTTGTTAAATCTTTTATCTTGCCAAATCCTAGAACTATTTACATAACCTGATAATTCGTCAGTTATCTGCTTGCGTTCCATCTTTTCTTCACCTAATTTAGCTAAGTAAATTAGTTTTTCTTCTAAGTTTTTAGCCTTTTTTACTAATTTTTGGTGTACTTGAATCTCACTATCCACACTAGCTAATCTATTATCTAAATCTAAAATACGATTGGATTCGTATATACTGTTACGTTTATCAAAGGTGCACCAGGATACAGCATTTTTTAATACATTAAATGATTTACTCCCAGCAATATTGTCTTTTTCTACTGTATAGCAGTCATTGTTTTTTTTAATTGCATATTGATTGAATAGAAAATAAGAACCATCTGGTCCTTGAATTATAGTTAATTCGCTTAACTTCTCCATTTCTTGATTGGATATTGTTTTTGTAAATTTGTGTAGTAGTTTGTCGCTTATCATTTGGTTAACACTTTAAAATATATGTTTCTTAGTTCATCACTTGTGTCTAAGAACGTGGGGAGTTGATCCCATTCTGTATTGCATTTAATCATTGGAACACGGTCACAATCTCTATATAATGCTCCCAATTCAGTTACACCATCATAAAACACACTAGGATGCTGGACAGCAAAATCAAAGTTCCAGCATGGATAAGTCTCTTTATCTTGTTGCTCAAATAGGAATCCAAACTCAGTGAATTCGTCAAATCTTATTTCTATCTGTTTAGGGATATGAACAACTTCAGGCTGACTACGTAATGAGATAGCTTGTTGAACCGTGTCAAAATTACTTTGTGTATTGCGTTTATGATGCCATTCTTTATCCATATCAGGACGATGGCGGTTTGGTACATTAGTTTGCGTAATATCAAATAACGTGTAGCAAGAGATAATGTAACTCATACTACTATTTAACAGAGGTAAAAAAAACCCTAGAAAATCTAGGGTTCTTTTAAACAGATATTGATTAACCTGTGAATGTAGCTGTAGCTGAAACAACTACTGCATTTGCTGCTCCGCCTGCTGTTAAGCCTGCACGAATAGCTGTTTGCAATGTTGCTGTAGTCCATGCACCAGTTGGATACACAGCCATTGCCAATGTATCAGGACCTGCAGTTGTGAACTCATAGATGTAAACTGTAGCTAATTGCTGTGTAGCTTGGATAGCTAAAGAAACTTGAGTACCAGTCAATGCACCAGAAGATGCTGCTGTAACTGTAAAGAAGTCTAGCTTAGGACCTTGAGGTTGAACTGTTGCCGCAGAACTAACTGCGTTTGCACCACTGTTGGTGTATGAGAATGAATCATAGTTGATTACCGGTAAAAAGTCACCGTTTGTTTTTGTAAATTGTGCCATTTTGAAATGCCTTTAAATAATTTGAAGCCTACTGCTTCATACACTTATTTATGCCAAAACTAAAAAAACACGGATTTGGCTTATCGGCCGGCTAGATTTTGCCGACTAAAACCCATTCTATCTACAAATTTTAATCCATTTGATACGAAACCCTCATGTGTTTCTGTGCCATCATCTAAATATCCTTTGACCGGGGATTCTTTTGCTGCTTGATTAAGCTGTTCCACAATAGACATTTTTAACTTGTACATCTCTACCCAAATAGTAAATGCCCCTTTAATTGCTTCGGCATTCTGTTGTAAGTATCCGGGAACTAGTACTTCTTTCTTTGTCTTTGGATCTAATGTAGTGTATCCTAACAATTTTTTACGCATAGGTTCTGTCATAGGTCTAGCTTTGACAAAATCCATAAAGCCTTGTGATAAATCATTTAAGTTACCTTCTACTATTCGTTTGTTAATGAATACTGTAAACAATTGATTAAATGAATTACGTGCTTGAGGGGCATTATTCATAAATTGATCCACTAATGCTCCGTACTTTTTAATAGCATTTTGAGTACTTTTAACTAAAGATGTGTTAATTTTCATCTTGGGAGTAATAGGCATAGCACTAGGAACAATGGCAACATTGCTATTATTCTTAAGTTGTCCAATTGATCCTTCTAATGGGGTAGCATCATCTGTTGTCATTGCATTAGGTGCTAAGAATTGATGTACTGCAATACCAGCTTGTTTTCCAGACATTAATTTACCTAAATCACTTTCAGCATTTACTTTATATGTAATACCTTTGGGATTTGCTTTGAACATGTATATGCCATTCTTTTCTGCCAATGGCTGACTGAATAATAAATCTCCCCAATAATAACCTTTACCACCACTGGATGATTTTGCTAACCCTGGCCAAATCTCTGCCATCAATGAATGTAGCCCTGAACGGTCAACGCCCCTGGCTTGGTCATATTGCATAAACTGTTCTGGACTGAATACTTGTCTGCCTGACCCGTCTTTCTTGTTGAACATATGCTTGTCCATAATAGAAAATTGTCCACGACTATTGCGACCAAATATCAATGCAGGATATCCGTCCCACTTTATAGTAACAGTCTTAGGATTTTTTACGGTAGCTATACTTGCTTGTAATGCACGATTTGCGCCATCGCTTCCTCCCAAAAATATCAAATCTTCTGGGTGGTCTAGGTGTCCCTTATCTTCTTTTAAAGAGGAAATTTTATCTACTTTGTCTCTAAGTATTGCCAACGATTCAGATAGGGTCACGATTTTTCCTTAATGATTTGGAAAATCTCTGCTGGTCTTTGCTCTTAATAGCACTTAATAATTTTCGCTCTAATATCTGAGCCTGTTCCTCAGGGTAATGCTTATTAATTAACTCAAGTAAATTAATAGCACTGGTTATGATATTATGAGCCCTACTTTCAATAATATGACTTGTATCACGGTTATTTCCAAGTGCTTCTAATTCCTGCAAGAGGGAGCGGGTTTGTTTTTGCATATAATTATCCTACTAGTATTTATGCGAGTATGGTATAATTATTTCTTTAAAGAATTCAATAAAGACTTTAATTTAGCCCCCTGCACATCAGCATGAACTGTTCTGGTTAATGGTTCTAATGTTATTTCACCAGTTGCAGCATCAACAGTAGCCATGGGTTTTAATGTACTCATAATATCATTTGCACTTGGCTTTGGTGTGTAACTTTGTTCTCCGTCAACTCCAGGATCACTAATACGCATAGTTTCAACATCATATTCTAAATCAATCTTCATCCCAACGCCAGTTGAACTACGACTTTTCATACATTGAATCTGATACTTACCACGCTCACGCATACTGCGACTTGTGAAAATACCAAACACATTATCTGCTGTGTTAATCTTACTGATACCACCTGCAATGTGACTGTGATCAAATTCTTGTTCGTCAACAGCACTACGATTTAATTGACTTGCGGTAACTAGTAATACACCAAGTTCTTTTGCTAGATTACGCAATTCTTCTGCTACATACTTGTCTTTGATAAACTGATCAGTGGGGCTAACATTAATACTTACTGGCATAACTAAATCTAAATAATCGACCATTACAAAGTCAATTCTAATACCAGTTTGAATCTGTACTTCTTTCAAATATGCACGGATATCATTTACATTACTTTGTGCAGGTAGATTCTTAACACGATACTTACCAGACTTCTTACCTGCCATCTTAACACGCAATTCTGTTGTATCAATATCTTTACGAATTGCTTTTGTACCCATCATGGTTAACATCGCATCAGTACGCAAACTTGTTAATTCTTCACTCAATTCCAATGTGATATAGACACCACTCATACCTGCTTGTAACCAGCTTAATGCAATGTTCATCATCACCAATGATTTACCTGATCCACTACCACCTGCAAAAATATTCAATTCACCGCGACTCATGCCACCATACAATATCTTATCCATTTGAGGCCAACCAGTAGATACCTGTCCACCACTGTTAAAGTATTTGTTGATACGACCTTTAGGGTCAGCAAAGTAATCTGTACCCATGTCTTTCTGTAAACTAATCTGTACTGCATCTTTGATTAGTTTCTCTACTGGTTCAAACTCACCCTTCTCAAGCAAGTCTGCTGCTTTAAGAATCGCTCTCTCTAGTTCTTGTCGCTTAGTAAATGATTCAAATTCATCAAAGAACCATTCATAATGTCCGTCATTCAATTCTGGCACTGGATCAATCTCTATTCCAGTTGTTGCTTTAATTTGTGTTGGGTCTGGTAATACTCTATATTTGTCTGTGTGTGATTTAAACAATTCAGCCACTGGTCTGAGTGACCTATCAAAGTTCTCGCTATTCATAATATTCATAACACGGGTATACAATTCCGCGTTGGTTACCATCATCCTCAGAAACAATTTCTGAACCTCAGGTGTATAATCTAACTGCTTTTTAGTTTCTTGTTTTGCCAATTTTCTTCCTCTGCATTTCTATTTTGATTTTACTATTGGTAGCACACTGTAGTATACTTAATAGGGTAGGTAACTTACCATACTTCACTACAGCGTCATTTACATCTTTCACATCCTCGTCCCAATTAGGTAAGCTAACACTATAGCCCAATTCTAATGCTTTGTCACACAATGCTAATCCTGTCTTATCTCTATCTGGAACTACTATAATTTTTTTATTCAACGTGCTTAATAACAATGATTGGTCACTACTTATATCATCGTGCATCAATGCTACACCATCAATACTTAGCGCATCAAATATACCTTCTGTTACGATACACACTTGCCATGCTGATTTCTGTCTGTCAATATTAAACACATATCCTGGTTGTTGAACATTAAGATATTTAGGCGATTTATTATCTAAAAATCTACTAGTATTACCTACAATTTTATTTTTATAAAAATATGGAATAATTATTCTGTGTTCTTTTCTACTGCCATATCTTCCTGTTCCATTAGGTGTTACTACAAATGGATAACTGTCGTAATGTATCCCGCGCTTTTCTAAATATTCAATATATCTAAAATGTCTAGGATTATCAAGATTTAGCTTTTCGCTATCTTCAGGCAAATCAACTTTATAAAATCTTATATCTTCTTTTGTTTTATTTTGTTGAGTAAAATCTAATAAGTCTTTATGTTGTAAACTTTCTAAACTCCAACGTTTGACTTGTTGGTCATCAATACCACACCAAACTAATAGATTGCGAGTTTTGGCACTTATTGTTCTGCCCAATACAAAGTTACATTTGAATCCACAATTGAAACAATGCATTGACCAGTTAGTGCCATCAAACTTGATGCCACCGCGCATCCGTTTATCTTGTCTATGACCAAAGTGAGTACAACAGATAGCATTGAAGCTAGTCCAGCCAGAACTTGTTTGTTTCTTTTTGCCAGGTAATATAGACAGGATATCAAACATCTACTGATTGTAACACAATCATAATGTTAAAGCAAATTATCTGGTCAATATATTTGTTACTGCGCCCGCATTGCTAGTGAATTGCATACGAACATAAGGATGGAATCCTTCAATTACATATCCAACCGTTTGTGTAACATTGGATACTTCCTCAGTAGTTACAATATCATACCAATCATTATCCACGATACTGCTACCTTGAATGGTTGTATTTCCATAGAACTCAATGTATTCAGTTTGGATAGTTAGTATTGGATTGTTATTGGTACTCAATACACTAGTAGTGTATGTGATGCTACTTCCATTACTATTAGGACTATTAGGAAAGGCCTGGCCCGTTGGTATTGTGATGTTATATGATGGAACAAAGTTAGGTAATACACTATTAACAATATTCATCTCACCTCGAGCACCGGCATTCTGATCTACAAATACAGGGAAGTCAAACTCATTAACTGGTATTTCTAATGTATAATAGCATTTTTGAGCCTGAATGTTCTCAAGGTCCGCTGCATTTAAATATAACGCACAAATACCAGTGGCCGCAAACTGTAGTGTCAATGCTTTCTGTATTAAGATTTCATTACCTGTATAGTTTAATATACG